CTCGCTACGGTTACCCTACGCGAGTCCCTAGGACGAGCCCTGACTTACCCCTCGCTACGCTGTAGCTTGCTCGGGAGCTTACGGTAACTGATGTCGTGCCAAGCACGACTTTTAATCGGGTGTAGTCTACCTATAACCCAATGAGATACTGGAGATCCAATGGCTGAGAACTCAGCAGATATAGCAAAGCGAATCATCTTAGGATGTGTAGCTGAGGGTATGACCATTGAACAAGCCTGCCTATCGGCTGGTAAGTCTATGAAGACATACGAGTACTACCGACGTACTGACAAGATCTTTACAGACAAAATTGACAGAACCCGCCTAGGTCTTAAGGACAAGTCCTTTGCCTCTGGCGATGTCCACGACATCTCATTTGCCGAGTTCCGCCAACGCTTTCTAAATTCTAAGACCTTCCCCCACCAGCAGAACCTAGTCGATATGATCGAAGGCATTGAGCCTTCCTGGCTACACCCATCGATGAAGTACGAACCAGGGCTAGCTAACAACCGTATCCTTATTAATATCCCGCCCAACCACGCCAAGTCCATCACAATCACGGTGGACTACGTAACCTGGCAGGTTGCCCGTAATCCTAACTTTAGAGTGCTGATAGTCTCACAGACTCAGCAACTTGCAGCCGACTTTCTCTACGCCATCAAGCAGCGTTTGACTCACCCAATGTATGAGAACCTTCAAAATGCTTATGCTGCTGGCGTAGGGTTTAACTCTAAGTCTGCCTCCTGGCAGGCTACCCGAATCACCTTTGGTGATGAGCTTCGTGAGTCTTCTGAGAAGGACCCGAACATTGAGGCTGTCGGTATCGGCGGTCAGATCTACGGTAAACGTGCCGATATGATTATTGTAGATGACGCGGTTACCTTAAAGAACGCCAATGAGTTTGAACGCCAGATCAAGTGGCTGACACAGGACGTACGTTCTCGTCTGAACCCTACTGGTAAATTGATTATCATTGGTACCCGCGTTGCAGCAGTGGATCTCTATAGAGAACTACGTAACCCAGATCGCTACCCAGGTGGACTCGTGCCGTGGAAGTATCTGGCAATGCCAGCCCTATTGACTACAGATGAGGACCCTGACAAGTGGGAGACTCTCTGGCCTGCAAGTGATGCTCCATTCGATGGACAAGAAGAATCAGATCTTAATGAAGACGGACTATACCCAAGGTGGAATGGTCGTAACCTTTACAACGAACGTCAAGCTATGGATGCCTCTACGTGGGCGCTTGTCTACCAACAACAAGATATCTCAGATGATGCCATCTTTGATCCAGTATGTGTGCGAGGTTCTATAGATGGTATGCGTAAAGCTGGTCGCTTGGTTCCTGGCCACCCAGGTCATCCGCGTGATGTTAATGGCTTTTCTTTTATTTGTGGTCTTGATCCCGCTATGGTTGGTGATACAGCCGCCGTTTGTTACGCTGTTGATCGCGTTACACACAAACGTTATATCGTTGATGCTATTAAAATCACTAGGCCAACGCCTGCTCAAATACGTCAGCTAATCTTTGACTGGACTTCACTCTATAGTCCTAGTGAATGGATTGTAGAGAAGAACGCATTTCAATCTTTCTTAACTCAGGATGAAGGTATCCGTGCAAACTTGGCCTCTAGAGGAGTGTTACTGCGGGAACACCATACTGGAAACAACAAGTGGGACTCAGGCTTTGGTGTTGCATCAATGTCAACTCTGTTCGGGACCAAGCAGCACGATGGTAAACACCACAGAGACAACCTTATTCACTTACCTTCTGACCAAACTGAAAACATTAAGGCGCTCATTGAGCAACTAATTACCTGGTCGCCAACGACTAAGGGTAAGACCGATATGGTAATGGCTCTTTGGTTCTGTGAGATCCGCGCACGTGAGATGCTCAACCAAGGTATCCACGCTACGCATCATATGAAAAACCCTTTCCTGTCTCGTTATGAACAGGGCAAGCGAATGGTCATTAACATTGATGAACTACTTGCAGAAAAAGATCGTACATTTATCTAAGGAGAAACATTGTTATCAACTAAAGAGGTCGCAGCGAAGGTAGCACGGCTACAAACACGCTACGCCGCACGTGACCAGAGAATGCGCGATGTGCTCTCTGTACGTCAAGGTGATATCTCCAAGGTATACCCTGCGATGTTTTCTGAGGAATACCCAAAGCCCTTAGTTGCTAACTTCGTAGATGTAGCAGCACGTGACTTAGCAGAGGTAATGTCACCTCTACCATCATTTAACTGTGCAGCTACCAATATGGTTTCAGACTCAGCTCGCAAAGCTGCAGATACTCGCACCCGTATTGCTAACTACTACGTCTCATCTTCTGATCTTCAGATTCAAATGTACACAGGTGCTGACTGGTTTAACACCTACGGTATGCTCCCAGCAATTGTTGAGATGGACTATGAAACCAATAATCCGAGAATACGTCTGCTTAATCCTTTTGGTACTTATCCTGAAATTGATAGATTTGGTCGTACCCTCTCGATCTCGCAGATAATTGCAACCGATGCTGAATCACTTGCAATGCAGTACCCAGAGTTCTATGACCAGATTATGCCAAAGAATGTTTATTCACCTGGCTCACCGTATGTATCTTTGATTCGCTACCACGACAAAGATCAGGACTTAATCTTTATCCCAGAGCGTAAGAACCTAGTTCTATCTAATACACCTAACCCAGTAGGCAAGTGCCTAGCAGGTGTAGCAATGCGTTCATCTATTGATGGCGAAGCACGTGGACAGTTTGATGATGTTCTATCAGTACAACTTGCTCGTGCTCGCTTTGCAGTATTGCAAATTCAAGCAGCAGAAAAATCTATCCAAGCACCTATTGCTATCCCACAGGATGTGCAAGAACTTGCATTGGGTCCTGATGCAATTATGCGTTCTGCTAACCCACAAGGTATTCGTCGCGTTCCGTTAGAACTACCTGCTGGTGTCTTTACAGAATCAGGTGTGCTAGAGCGTGAACTACGTACAGGTGCTCGCTACCCTGAGACTCGTTCAGGAAACATTGACGCATCTATCGTTACAGGTCGCGGCGTACAAGCATTACAGGCTGGCTTTGATACGCAGATCAAGGCAGCGCAAGCACAGTTTGCTCGTTTATTTATGGACTTAGTATCTCTATGTTTTGAAGTAGACGAGAAGATCTTTGGTAATATGACCAAGGAAATCAAGGGCGTTGATGACGGTACTCCATTCAATATGAAGTACATTCCATCACGACAGATTGCAGGTAACTACGGCGTAGATGTCCGTTACGGCATTATGTCTGGTATGGACCCAAACCGTGCAATCATCGCTCTACTACAAATGCGTTCAGACAAGCTCGTATCTCGTGACTATGTACGTCGTGAGATACCTATGGAGCTTAATGTGACGCAGGAGGAACAACGTGTTGATATCGAAGAAATGCGCGATTCTCTGCGGGTGGCTGTTGCTCAGTATGCTCAAGCCATTCCAGCGCTTGCAGCGCAAGGCCAAGACCCTAGTGAGATTATTTCCCGTCTTGCACAAGTTATCCAAGGCCGTCAAAAGGGTCTCCAGTTAGAAACAGTTATTGAAAAAGCATTTGCACCTAAAGAACAACCAGTAGCCCCAGAGATGCCTATGATGCCAGGGGGATTAGGAACTCCAGCAGCAGGTGCGGCCCCCGTAGGTGCCTCGCAGCCAACTCCAGAACAAGGCGGAGCGGCCCCTGCTGCTGGTCAAGAACAACGTCCAGATATAGCAACCCTGCTAGCTTCTATTAGCGGCGCAGCATAAACGAGGGAGGTGTAAAATGAACAGAGGATCACGTGCAGCAGCACCAATGTCAAAGCCAACTGAAGGCAAGAAGGATACTTCTAAGCCAGCAGGACCAGGCAAGGTAGTACCATCAATGATGCCAGCAGGTCGTCGCGGTAACGCGGTAAAAAAGGGATAAAGTAATTTTACTTAACGGAGGTACTGGGCGTGGATAATAACAACGATGTTCCGCGTCCAGTACACTTCGCTGATTTTTTAGTAGCACTTTCAGGTTTCGTACATAACATAGCAAGTTCTGTACATACATTTACTGAAGAAGTAATGGAGATAGCAATATACAATGCTAATCGCCAATCTAAAGTAAATAAAGTATGGGAACAATTTTCAAACGATTTAGAAAC